TTTTTTTTACTCTTGCGTAATAAATCATTTAATTTTAAGGGAAATTAATTTTCTACTATAAATGTATAATAATGCCAGGAAAAGAAAAAGGAAGTAAAAAGATGCGCAAAAGCCGACGCAAAAGCCAATCTCAAAAAGGTGGAGAGATGACGGGGATGAAACATGGAGCGGGGGCGGCAGAACCCATGGGTCCCCCCATGGATCAGCCGACAGAACACATGATTCCCCCCATTAAGGGTGGATCTTTACCCGCTTTAAACCCTCAGGCGTTTGCAGGTGGGCGCAAACGCAAGAGCAAGGGCAAGGGCAAGGGCAAAAAACAATGTGGTGGTACCGCAGGGGTCTTGTCAACTGCCGCCGTGCCTTTTGGTCTTCTTGCCTTACAACGCTTCTTCAAGGGTAGCCGAAAAACCAAGCGCGGAGTTCGCAAAATGGGAAGATCGTTTAAGCGAACTTTCCGCCGCAGGAAGTAAATTAGATATAATGTTTTTACTTATAATAATTTAGATATAATACTATAACTACATTATTAAATGAATTTTCAAGAAAATATAAAAAAATGGGTATCTTTAGATAATGAATTAAAAACGATACACGAAAAAACAAAACAATTAAGGGAAGACAAAAATGCGATTGAAGAAGGAATATTAAATTATGTTAATACCAATAATCTGAGTAATGCTACTGTAAATATTTCAGACGGGAAGTTACGATTTGTATCGGCAAAACAAACTGCACCGTTAACTTTAAAGCATGTCGAAGAATCTTTATTAAAAATTATTGGTAATGAAAAACAAGTGATTTCGATAATGAATGTAATTAAAAATACGCGCGAGGTTAAATATAAACCCGATATTAAACGGTATGAAAACTAAACAAGTTATGCGAACTAAACAAGTTATGCGAACTAAACAAGTTATGCGAACTAAACAAGTTATGCAATATATATATATACTTTAAATGTTAAACTATTCGGAATTAACAGTTGTTAAGAATGCGGATGGTGTTCCATCTGCTTTAGGTTATCCAATTAATTCATTCTTACTTGAAAATAATAAACCACTATTTATTAGTAGTGGTGGTGGTAGCGGTAAAAAACATAAAAAAACATCTAAAAAACACCAAAAAAATGATAAGGTCAGTCAGTTAGAAGAAACCGATGATTCTGACTATGCGGATGACCATGATTATGATTCGTTAGCTGTTCCGGCAGGGCTTATATGTATGACTGAAACGATATGTCGTTCTCCATCTGAAATGTATAAAAATGAGAATGATAATGAAGATACAGTTCAATTAATTCCAGAAGGGTTATATGAGAAATTATTAGCATTGGCTGAGCACAAACAACCTTCAAAAAAATATAGTAGGAAAAAAGAAATTAAGTCGGTTGGAAATAAAAAAAATAAGACTAACAAGACGACGAACAAGACTAACAAAACTAAAAAACAATCAAAAAAATAATAGATTGAAAACATAATAATAGATTCAAAAAATAATAATATTCAAATTAATTATTATTTTTTATATTATTTGTTATATTATTTGTTATAACATACTCCAATTGTCATGATTAAATGGTGCCAATTCAATTTGCGATAATTTACTACGCCAATAGTTAACCTTATCATCAAATTTTAATTCTTTCATATTTTTATGATAAAAGGGTTTCTGTCTCATCCGCGCCGCTTCGCTTTCACTAATAGACGGTTTTGGACCATAACAGTTTACTCCATATTTAACCTTATCGTCGCTAATATACCCTCCATTAACCCCCGGTAATCCGCAATCTTGTTCATGACCTTTTAGTTTCTGTAATTTATCCCATTTAGCTTTTTGAGTTGGAAATAAAGCCATTTTGTCGGCCGACCATCCATAACTACACCAATCGGCACCATTATCATAAGCCTTGGTCATATCTTCGTGTGTAGCTAAACGCGCGTCATATGCGTTACATATCGCTTTTGCATCATCATAATTATATTTGTTATCCGATAAATGAAATACTTGGTCTTTCAACATTATTTTAATACCCGCCTTTTCATCTTCGTCCATATTAATGGTTTCATTGTCCGCAGATAATCCAAACCAAACTTTAAATGTTTGTATCAGGTCAATTCCAAATATATAGGATACGCCATTCAATAATAACAACACAATAAAAAGTAACCATAAAGTAATTTCTATAAATACTTTAAATGATGAAGAACTTCCGTCGTCATTATTTCCTAAAGACGAAAAAATATAATAATATACAATAATTAATGCAATTGTGCCGATTAATAACATCGGTTCAACACCAATATACTTATTTTGTAATTTACTTGCTATTTCATCCATTTCAGTTTTGGTAGTTTCCATTCTTGTGTATATATATTAAATACGGTTATTTTTTTACGATAGAATTGTTTTACGATAGAAGAGACAATAGGATTGATGAGAGATAACTTGACTTTCTTTTATTTCATTAATTAATGTATCATTAAAATGATACCATTTTCCATTCGCATTTTTAATATGTGCGGTATAATGCCCTCCTTGCGCTCCGCCGCTGTGATTACATACGCCATACAAATCATATATATATGACGCAGCATTATATCCTTTAACATACTTGGAAAAATTTGCATTTTTTAGTGGAATATCAATTAGATTATGATTTTTTTTAGTGTAGCCATTCCATCGTTTTAAATCGATAATTAACACATTTGGCAAACTCCAAAAACTTATTTGGCGACGCGAATCTTCTTTTTTACCGCTTTTATCATTAAACCATGCATTACCATTTGCTTCTGATAAAATTTCCGGCTCACAATAAAGATCAAAACAATCATATAAGGTAACAATGCCGCCATTTGCTTTATTCGGTAATGATAAACTCAATACAGAAAAGGGTTCAGGCATTGCGCTTAAGATTTCGCTTGTTGTATTGGAAATAATTTCCGATACATGAATTCCATAAAATACATTCAGTATTTCTGAATATTCTTTCTTATACATATTTTTCATCATGGTATAACAAATGGTTGCTAATTTATCAGTCTCTGACAACATTTTGCCATTTATTTGCATATCGACCTCGCGCGATAAGGCCGAGTGGAATGCGTCTATCAAAAAAAGCAGAAATTCTTGTACATCATTTTGATCATGACCTGTAAATATATCGCGATTTTTGATAGTAGCGATTTTTCGTATTGTTTTTACAAATCCGTGCGGTGCAACGGTGCAATTTGTACTCCACATTAATTCGCGTAATTTATCCCATTCAAGTAAAATAACGGAATCGGGTATATTGTTCAGTTTTTTTTTATACTCGCCATTTTTTATAAAATTATTCAATTCATAGGTGTGCGATAACACTTGCATACAAGAATTCAAGTAACAACTGTTGCCTACGTTGGTCAACCCCGTCAATCCTTTATTAGAATATTCATCAAAGAGAGATGTTAATTCTGGTTTTGACGACATAATATATGTGTATGATTATAATTATATTAAAAACTATGTTTAATATTGTTTTTTAATATAATTTGTCTTGTTTATTGATCTTCTTTATTTATTGGAGGTAGAGGCGTAAAGAATCCTGAAATACTGCTATTGCCATGTTTCATATTATTTGTGTGGCGTAAATATGGCTCAAATAACAAGGCTTTTACTTCTTTATTGCGCAACGCGTCTTCTTTGTCTTTATATTTGTCGATGTCAGGATATTCTTTCTTCAATTTTTCTAATGCATTTTTCCAAGTACGTAAAGTATGCCCCTTTTTTTTCCTGAAATCTTTCATTTGTTCTAAAACTAGCGCAAAGAGTTGTTGAACCGGTTTCATAATTTGATTGGTAATATAAAAGGAATAATTGATTTTTACTTGATTTTTTTTATCCAAAATATAATCAGGTGTTTCAATCCGCTCACCCTGTAAAGCCTTCTTATTAGAATTTTCAATATAGACAAATGGTATACGGTCACCCACGCTTGGTTTATTACCTGAGTCACGCCGACCAATACGATCCGCTAAAACCTTATGCGCAATTTGATTAGGATTTTTATATCCAGAACGCAATGATTTTGTAATAACCAACTTATCCATATTGTATTTTTCATCTACCATATTTTGCAAACACTTTTTTAAAAATTCAGCCGCTTTCTCAATATCATTTTCTTTCATAAGAATATCAATAATACCGCCGTAAATATCTTTAACGATTGGAGCATTGTCGCGGCGCTTTAAAACAATACCCATGGATTTGCGTTTGCCTTTATTCGGGTCGTCTTCATAAAGCATCCCGACATAGCGTTTTTTAGAAAGCAAGCAAAACGGTAGAAATGTTTTCTCATATTCTAAATCATGCGGATTTTTTAAGAATTTTGATGCTAATTCGCCAGCTTGTTTGGCTAATTCAATTGTGATTTCTAACGCCTTTTTTCCGATAATCGGTTCACCGTTTAGATCGCTTAAATTAAAACGAAAGAATACCGAATCAGTGTCGCCATAAACATATTCGGCGTTGGTACGAACATTACCATATTTTTCAGTTGGTAGAATCGTATTTGTATAAGCTTCTTCAATGACGCGCTTACCATAAATCAACAATTTACGCCCAATCGCGGTAGTAGATGCAGCGCAATCCTTTTCATAAAAGGAACTGGTTTTTGCACCAGTTTGTCCATATAGCGAATTTGCAGTCACTTTAATACTGAGCTGCCGCTTATCCAATATATTTTTCATAAAATCATCGTTGGTACTTTTGATAAGCGCTCGTGTTGCTTTTCGAGCCGCCAAGAGTTCTTTTAAAATTGCTGGCATAATTGCGTGTGATGTTTTATCGGTTGTGGGATCATTCGGATATTGAGCGTACCGACATAACTTATGCCCAATTTTAACCTTCTCCATCCCTGCCTTGGGATTTCCGTTCTTGCGCTGCCATTTATATGTGTTGTAAGTAATATCCACATATTCGTAGCCGGGTATATTATCATAGATATAATTGCCAGTTTTGGGGTCTTTTTCGCCAGTTTCTTCCACAATATTACCTTGCATGTCATATTCTTTCGTTAATACCTTACTATCATGTGAAATGTTTTCACTAATCATGCTTGAGGGGTAGAGTGAACTGTAATCTAGACAAGCTACTGGGGTTTCCAAATACAAATTGCATTTCGGTTCTAATACAGTAGCGCCTTCATACCCATCATCATTCATTGATTTTTCAATCACCGGCATTAATGTATCTTTCTCGCGGCATTTTTTCGCAATATAGCTGGTTAGTTTAATACTTTGACCACGCATAACTAGAAAGTCCATTGGCACACTACATAGTGACGCCATTTCGCTATACCCAGTCAACACATCTATTTTCCGCATTAAATGATGGACGAGATTACAATCTTGAATACAATATTTCGCAATAATAGCTCGTTCACGCGGACCTTCGTTTGTCATACGGAAAATATCCTGCGGTGTTACATCATCCTTTGCTAACCCCCAACGCACTTTTTTATTTACAGTGTCGGGTTCTTCTTTTCCATTAATTATAAAGGTGCCTTTGATATAATCAACCGCATGTACTTCAAATTTCTTGCCATTTTTATATTGATCGACCGAATGTGCTTCTTCCTCAAAATTAATAAAACTCCCATTTTCTAGCCCCGTTAAATTTTTGCTGTATACTTTGGATTTTATTATGGCAGAGCCCTCTTCATCAATATATTCTATTTTTTTTACATCATCGCCAATAAAGTAGCCGGAAACATAATCCAGCTTGTATTGGGTAAGCTGATAATCGCGGCGGAAATAATTATATAAATCGACTTGCATACGCCCTGCCATTTTGACGAATTTTAAATCATGTTGTCCGCTCGCAATAACTAGGGTATTTTCTTCTAGTCCTTCTTTACCGGTTCGCCAATCGCGTTTTAAACAAACTTCGTTTTTATTACGGGAGAGGCGTAAGAATTCTCTTTCGCATTTTAATTCCTTGGCGCGGAGATACATAAACTGGTAATCAAACCCAAATATGTTGTAACCGATAATAATATCGGGATTTTCCCGTTGAATTAATTTACTCCATGCAAGTAAAACCTCTTTTTCAGTGTTATAGGTTTCAATTTCGGCATTCGGTAATGGGTCGCAGGTATTTTGCACAATACAGTGATTCAAATACGGTTTTTCCTCGCCATAACGGACAAATGTAGAACCAATGAAAGTCACATTGTCGCCTTTTAATTGTGGAAACACATTCGTTAAGGTGCGGTTTAATTCTAAAATTTTTGTTTCACGAGTAGCATCCATGTCGGACAATAAATCAATAATGGTACCACGCTTTTTATAAGTTTTTATTTTTGGCTTTAACCAGTTATAAGAGTTTACTGGCGTTTCTTCAGAAACAACTTCAGTTCCATTATTATCCGCGTCTTTGTCAGCTTCGCCATCATTCCCTTCATCGTCCTCGGTTGACCCAGATTGAATAATATCATTTACTCCACTATCTAGATCTACATTAGCAATATATTTCGCAGGACTAATTTGAATCCATTCATTAAATTTATCTTCTAATGTGTCTTTTTTGCAAGCTTTAATAGGATATACCATATCAACGCCTAATTGTTGATATTTGGGTTTATCTTGGTCGCTTGTATTTGTATTATAACCAAACGCGGACATAATAATCGCTTTAATAAGTTCTTTCGTATATTCGTTCTTTTCATTACAAACATCTACGATATTTGTCGCTAATTTTTTATAATTTTTTACAGGGAGCGGAAAATCACCATGACTACTGCTTGCCTCAATATCAAAACTACATATTTTGAAAGGGACAATCGTTTCTTTATTGGGTAAAGGAATGATGTCGGTGTATGAAATACTAAGCTCATAATCACATGTGGTTGTTTTGTTTTTTATATGTTTAGTTTTGTTTTCGGGTAATTCAACCCACCCCGATGGACTAATTTCTTTAATATGAAATAACCGCAATAAAGGAGGGATTTGAGCCTCGTATAAAATTGTTTTGGTTTTGGCAAAGACATAGCCATCGGGATTTAGACGATATTCGCCTTCTGGGTTTTCTTTAGAATACCACAATCCTTTTGTTTTTTTCATTGCTGCCTCATTACTAAAATTGATTTGTACGAATTTATATTGCTTTCCTCCATCAAATCCGTATAATTTTTTTTGTTTAATAAGCTTTGACGAAACAATTGCTGATGCATATGGTTCGTCCAATATCATTGCGATTTGTTCTATGAATTGAAGTTTAAGATTTTCAGTCCATTCGTCACCAACTTTAACATAAAAGAACGGCGAATAGTCTTTTACCATAATACACGCCGTTTTACCTTGTTCGTTTACACCAAACATTTTAACATTAAATAATTTATGGCTCACTGTATTATCTAGCTCGTCAGGTACCATGACATCACTTGTTTCAAATGTTAACAAGCGGAATGAATCGCTCATTTTGTTAGTAGTTGTAATATATTAGTTATAATCATACATTTAATTCAATTTTAATTTTATTTTTTATTTATTATTGTCTTATTTATATTTTGTCCTATTTATATTTTGTTCTATTTATATATTTGAATTCACTAAATAATTCCTACCTTGAAATAATAAATAATATTTTCATTTATTATTTTATTTCATTTATTATTTTATACAACACTACATAATTAAATACTTTTTCGCTTTTGGGGTGTTACTTTTTTTAAATTTTGTTTTATTAAGGAAGATGATAAATTTACACGTTTAGTATGTTGAGATGTTAATACTTTTTTTAATAACGATCTAACTTTCTTTTTGGATTTTCTTTTTTTTGAAGAAATTGTTGTTGTGCTTGATTTATTTGGGTTTAATGGGCTACTACCTCCCCGAGTGTTCTTATTGCACCTAGTATTTTTACTGCACTTAGTGCCCCTACCTTTTCTATATTTTAATTGCTTTCGCTTTGTTTTATGTTTTCGTTTTAAAGATTTTTTTCCTCTGTATCCACCCTTCAATCTCATTTTGTTTTTATCTTGCACGAGTTTATCAACAGCTTTAAACATTTCACCAAAGGTACGATCGCCCGTATAAGGTTCAAATACAGCGTTTTTATCATTATCATATGTAATTGAACCAATTGTAGGAAATCCATTTACTTTTTTAAGACCTTTCGTATTCGAAATGATTTTATCTATTTCTTTATTTATAACTTTTGATTCTACTGCAACAATCGCTATATTTTCATTATTATATTTTTTTTTCGTTTCATCAACTAATTTTTTCCAATCGCCATCCATATGTACGCAATGACCGCACCAAGTTGCATAAAATTTAATAAACATCGGTTTTTTATTTAAAAACATTCTTAATACATCACTGACTTCTTCAGTCGTTACATTTTTCTTATCTATATCGGTATTTTCATCTATTTCTTTGCCATCTATTGTAATATGTGCAATTTCTAGTCTCTGTTTTGGTTCTGACATACTATATTATACATTATTTAGAGATTAAAATATTTATTTTTATATATATGTATAAATTGTTTTTTATTGGAATAATTTTTGTATTAGGTTTATATTTTATA